AATTACAACTCCATTGGTTTACGATCCTAGTGATTTTACTCCAAGAAAAGGTGTGATGACTCGTTACGCTAAGAAGATGATTCGTCCAGAGTTCTATGGTTTAATTCATTGTAAGTCACTTGACTTAATTTAAATTATATCATAAACCTGATACATAACAAAGGGGAAGACTTCGGTTTTCCCCTTTTGTTTTTATAAACTATATATTTATAGTTAAGGAGAACTATAGATGCCAAAATTAGATTATGCTTATGTTGATCCGTCAACCTTTACAAGTGGTGAAACGCCATATGGAACTTATGATACTGATAGTACATTTCAAACTGATATTGTTTCGGTAACAAAGTGGTGTGCTCAGCGACTTGGATTTCCGGTATTGCAACTTGAAATACCAAGTGGTTCAATTTATGCTTGTTTTGAAGAATCAGTAAATGAATATTCACAACACATAAATAACTACAATATAAAAAATTGGATGTGGGAACAATATGGTGAGAAAAGTAGAATATCAGGATCATTAAGTACTGGCTCATTAAATCCTATAACTCCATCATTAGGTCCTTCTATAGCCCTTTCAGAAAAATATGGACAAGTAGTAGGTATGGATGGTAATATTGATTTGAAAAAAGGATATATAACTTTATCTGCATCAAAACAAGATTATGATTTACAAGATACTTGGGCTAGTGTAAGTGAAAGTAATAAAAGAATTGAAGTACAAAGGGTATTTAATCACCAACCAGCTGCTATATCAAGATTTTACGATCCTTATGCTGGTTCATTTGACCAAGCTCAATTACTAGATAATTTTGGTATGGGTAATGTATCACCAGCAATATCATTTATTCTTAAACCTATATCATATGACTTAGCTAGGGCTAATTCTATTGAAACATCTGATATAGTCAGAAAGAGTGCTTACTCTTTTGAAATTCACAATAATAATTTAAGGATATTTCCTAGACCACAAAGTGGTGATGCCGGAGAAAAGATATGGTTCGAGTACTATGTTAAAGATGATATTAGAAACACAGACAATGCTAATGCTGGTTTACAAGGTGGGGTATCAGATCCTTCTAATGTGCCATATAAATTTATTACCTATAGCTCTATCAATCAACCTGGTCGTCAATGGATTAGAAAATATACTTATGCTCTTGCTAAAGAGTTATTGGGTATTATCAGAAGCAAGTATAGTTCTATGCCGATACCTGATGGTGAGGTAACACTAGATGGTGAAGCCTTAAAGACAGAGGGTAGAGAAGAGAAAGTACAACTCTTAGAAGAGTTAAAAGAATTTTTAGATTCGGTGTCTTTAACTGAAAAGTTAAAAGCTGAAGCCGAAGAAGCAAATGCTCAACAAGAGGTATTGGGAAAAGCTCCATTACCTATATTCATAGGATAACATATGTCTGCTACTAGACCATTTTTTATTTCCCAAAAGGAAATTGACTTAGTTGACCATATGAACGAAGAACTCATTGATGAGATAGTCGGTCAATCAGTTGATATTTACAAGATAGCACCAGAACATACTAATTCTAACATATATGGTGAATCAACTACTAAGTATTTTAATGTTGGGTTTAGGGTAAATTGTCTGATACGATATAATGCTCCTGAAGTAGAACAATTTAATGAGGTAGGAACAGACTCAAACTCTACAATAGATTTGATGTTTCAGAGAAATAATTTGGCTAGTGGTTCATTAAACTTTTTTCCTGAAGCTGGTGATGTGTGTGATTGGAATGATTGGTATTGGGAAATCAACGGAGTTACAGAACCACAACTTATCGGTGGTCATCCTGGATTTAATCATGCTATAAAAGCAACAGCACATAGAAGTAGATTATCGTCAATTAACATAGAGGAAAGACCAAGATGATTAAGTTAAAAGATTTATTAATGGAGAAGAAACAGGATAAGAAGATGTTTGACAAAATTGTTAAAGCATTGAAAGATGTCAAGTTCCGTGCTACAATCCATCTAAATGATGAAGATAAGATAACTATAGCTTTGGGTAGAGATTATTTTAGAAAAGGATATGATGTTGAAGTGGAAAAAAGATTAAAAAAAGCTGGAATAACAAAAGGATTTCAGCTACCACAAGGAATTGATATGATGGCAGACTCATCGGATATTGGAGATAAGGATTATACTAAAGCTCAACATGATATACGAGGTGGTGTTTAATTGGCTATTCAACTACTAGATAAGAAACTTGTGATGAAACCAAGAAGGTCTTCTGTGGTTAAGGTTGAAAAAGAACTTGACTTTGTGGAAAATTATGATAGTGATAGTGAAAATATCTACCAAGAACCAAGAGCTGATAAGTTTGATGAGATAATAGGTTTGTTAAAGCAAGGTAATGTATATGGGGAGAAAGATAATATCACATTAGGTGCTGTAGATGTTCCTATTGAAAAACAAATAGCTATTGATAAGGTATCAACCAAAGGATTAAAATCAGAAACATATAAAAATGATTCTAAAAGTAAGTTAGATAAACTAAGGAAACTACGCCGTGGCAATTAAACCAATAACAAATAAAGATGCTCCAAATGCATCTTCTGTAAACCGAGAATCACAAACTAGTATAAGGAGTGAGAAAGGAAACTCTAAGGTTGTCATCAAGAAACCTGGTGGTGCTAATGCTGGTAAGGGATTCTCTATTGGTTTAAAAGAAATAGATACAGCAGTTATCAAACACATCCGAAATATTATGAAACCAAAGGTAAGGGAACAAAACGAGGTAATCTCTGTTCCTGTATTGTATGGTAATGAAGAAAGGTGGAAGTCTGTTAAAGCAAGGGGTGCTTTAAGAGATAAGAACGGAACAATAATCTTACCTGTCATGGTAATAAAAAGAACATCAGTAGGATTTGATGATGCTATGCCTATGTCATTTGATAATGACCTACAAGGTAAGTTTATATCTGTGATTCGTTCAAGTAGTGGGTGGAGTAAAAATAATAGATACGATAGGTTCTCAATATTAACTGGTCAACAACCGGTTCAAGAGTTTGTTAAGACCGGTATGCCAGACTTTGTGACTTGTAGCTATAGTATAGTTATGATGACATCTTATATTGAACAAATGAACGATTTAAACTCACTTTGGTTAGAACACCTAGAAACTTACTTTGGTGTTCCAACATCTTATCGTTTTCTTTCATCACTTGATGGTGATATATCAAATGAGATAGAAATGGAATCACAAGGTGAGAGGATGATTAAGAACGAGTTTACTATGACCATTAAGGGATATGTAATGCCAGAGTTTACCGATAACATCTTAGGTAAAACTGCTGAACTACAAAGAGGATATCAACCAAAAAAAGTATCGTTTTCTGAAAAAATTATATAATTATATATATAAATTGTTACATCAAACTAAACAAGAGGTTTTTAAAATGTCCGAAATTAAATTTACAGAAGAAGAACTAAAATCATTAGCTGAACTACAAACCAAATCTGCTACTATAACAAATAGATTTGGTCAATTAGCTATTGCTAAAATCAACTTAGAAAAACAAAACGAATCGGTTGAAGAAGAAGAGTTTAAACTTCATGAGGAATTGGAAGGTCTTAAAAAAGAAGAACAAACACAACTAGAGTCTATTACTAAGAAATATGGTCCTGGTCAGTTAGATCCACAGACAGGTGTATTCACACCATCAGTTCAAGTAGAATCCCCATCTGAATAAAAAAAAACTACGATTATAAATCCTTTTTTTGTCTTTTGAGAAAATAGGTAATATTTATATATGAATAATTATATTTAAATCATTCCTAAAAGTTTCGGAGAAATTAAATGGCTGAAAAAATCGTATCACCAGGTGTATTTACAAATGAAATAGACCAATCATTTTTACCCGCCGCAGCCGGTCCAGTTGGAGCTGCTATTGTTGGTCCTACTGTAAAGGGTCCTGTTTTAACACCAACCGTAGTTAATTCTTATGGTGAATATGTTAGAACTTTTGGAGAGTTAATTCAAACTGGTAGTGATAACTATCAATATTTAACTTCTCATACTGCTAAAGAATATCTCAGACAAGGTGGTCCTCTTACCGTTGTAAGAATAGCCGGTAATGACACAAAAAGAGCTACTGCTAACGTAGATTTAACTGTTGGAGTATCCGGTTCACGGAATACTATATTTACACTTGAAGCTTTAGGTGATGGTCCTCAGTTTAATAATTTTGTAGGAACTGGTTCAGCTTTAGGAACTGATCAATTATTAACACCGCAGATAAATTCTGCTACTAATAAACAATTTGAATCAGGTAGTTTTGGTGGTCGTTCTGATAACTTTCGTTGGGAAATATCTAATCAAAATACTTCTAAAGGTACATTTACCCTTTTACTTAGACAAGGTGATGATACTAGCACGAAAAAGAAAATAATTGAAACACATGCTAATTTATCATTAGATCCAGAATCTACTGATTATATTTTGAAAAGAATCGGAAATGAGACAACATCGGTGCAGGTAGAAGATGGAGTTGCTTATTTAAGACCTAGTGGTGAATTTCCAAATAAATCTGGTTATGTAAGAGTAAGTAGTTTACCTGATTCTAGGAAAACTCCTGCTTATTTAAATACTAATGGTGATGTAAATGCACCATATGCTGGGGTTGAAACAACTTATTTACCTCCGGTCGGTAGTGGTAGTTATGCTGGTGCTTTTGGATTAATTAACGGGTATCCAGTAAGTGGACTTCACACAAAACAAATTCGTGGTGATAATGGAACTAATGAGGTAGCACATCCATATAACATGTACTTAGCACTTGATAGTGATGATAATAGTCAAGGTGTCAATTTAGCAGTAAGTTCTGTTACAGTAGGAACTGGTGGTTATGCTACTGCTATAAGTTTACTATCAAATAAAGATGAATATGCTTTTAACTTATTATTTTTACCAGGTATTGTTGATCAAACCGGAACAAATTCTAACACCATTATAAACGATGCTATTCAATTATGTGAAGATAGAGCTGATTGTTTCTTGGTATATGATAATACTTTTCTTACAGATAGCGTAGCTAATGCTAAGACAAATACAGAAGTTCGTAACTCAAGTTATGCTGCTGCTTATTATCCTTGGGTTCAGATTCAAGATGCTACTACTGGTAATCTTAGATATGTTCCACCATCAACCGTGATTGCTGGGGTATATCATTTTAACGATGTGGTAGGACAACCTTGGTTTGCTCCTGCTGGTTTAAACAGAGGTGGAATTGATAGTGCTGTTAGGGCATACAGAAAATTAACACAAGGTAATCGTGATGACCTTTATGAATCAAATGTCAATCCGATTGCTACATTTCCTGGACAAGGTGTTACTGTCTTTGGGCAGAAGACAACACAGAAGAAAGCTTCTGCTCTTGACCGAGTAAATGTAAGGAGATTGTTAATTAACTTAAAAACATTTGTTGCAAGTTCTTCAAGAGGTTTACTCTTTGAACAGAATACAAGTGATTTAAGAAATCAGTTTTTAAATGTTGTTAATCCTTATATGGAACAAGTCCAATCTAATAGTGGATTAAATGCTTTCCGTGTTGTAATGGATGATTCAAACAACACACC